GGCGCGGCCGATTTACAGTCGGCTCCGTTCGGCCTCTTCGGTAGCCAGCCGGTGTGGTAGGATGGAATTACATGAGCGCCCCCGTTGCCGTCTTTTCGATAGCTTCCGAGGCGCTCATTTGATTCTGATGAGGTTTTCGGAATGGTCGAGGATGTATACGCTTCCTCTTTTGAATCGGTTGATTGTTTTGATGATTTCGATGAGTTGTTCGTCGGACATGCATGCGTTTTCGGTGTTGTCGATGATGAGTCGCGTGCAGTCTTGTTTTTTTGATGCGTTGGCCAGATAGTGCTCGATGGTCGTTCTTTTTCCGGCTCTGTCAGGTGTTTTGATTTCGATCCCTCCGGCCCAGTCCGCGAGCCCTCTCCGTTCCTCGACCCCGGTTTGCGGGTTTTTGACGATGGTGTAATCGATTTGGAATGCTGGCGTCACTCCATGTTTTCGGAGTCGGTTTGCAGTGCGGATCTCTTGTGGTCGTGCGGTTTCGGTCTCGCGTTTCAGCTCGTCGTTGGGGAATGTGATTGGAGGTGGCGTGCCGGTGTTGAGCCATGTGCGGTCGCGCCATCGCATTTCGGCGAGTTCGAGGTCGCGTTTCCATTTCTTGTATTCGGGGGCTTTGGCCTTCTCCTTGTCGGAGAGGGTCGAGAGGTAGTCCTTGTACTTGTCCTGGGTGGTGAGGCTGGATATGGTGTCGGCGCATGACTTGTATTGCCTGTAGAGCGCGTCCGGATCGTAGCCGGCGATGTGCCGCTCTCCCCATGACGGGACGACGTTGCAGTCGCATCGGCCGTTGTGGAAGCCGCCGCCGAGGCTGGCGGTCTCGCGTGTCAGGTATACGAAGCCGCGGGATGCGAGCATGACGCAGAACTCGCACGTCTCCCCCACCGGCACCCTGGCCCATCGCGGTTTCGATGGGTCTGATCCGATTTGGTCGAGCATGCCGATGCGGCTGCTTGTGGAGACGACGTGCTGCAGGTATGTCTTCCATTGGTCGAGGTCCGCGTGTTTCGGCCAGAGGTCGTCGATGCGCAGGCCGTATTTGTTGTGGACTTGGCCGTTGGTGTCGGGGATGACGTCTTCGTATCTGAGTCCTGGATAGTCGGTGTTGTTGGAGCCTCCGGCGAGTTTCCAGACCGCGCGGCCGGCGTCCGGGAGTGGCTGGCGGTCGAAGTCCGGCAGGTCATTGCCGAGGTAGTTCGACCATTCGCTTCGGATCTGCTCGAAGTAGTCGGCGGCGGCCTGCGCGGCCTTGTCGTTGTAGCTTTCCACTTCTTCGCAGGCGGCTTCCCATCGGCTTTCGTCGTCCGGATACCAGTGTTCGTCGCCCCATATCGAATCCAGGCTCCATCCTGATTCGAGTTTGAGGCGTTCGAGTCGTTGCAGGTAGGCGTCATGCAGTTGGTCGAGCCGTTTGTCCAGGGCTTCCTGCGTTTTCGGCAGCTGGCTGTCCGTTTGCATTGTCGGCTCCTTGCTGCTGGGTGGCTATGGTCTGGTCGATGCGGTCGAGCGCCTGCTGTGCTCGTTTGGCGCGTTGTTCGCGCCGGAGGGTCTGTCGTTGCCGGTCGCTGAGGTCGAGCATGTCGTAGGTGACGTCGCTGTCGGCCGGCAGGATGTTGGCGCCGACGAGTTTCACGGCCGCGTCCGCGGCCGCGGCGCGGCTTGGCGTTGCCGGGTTGCGCCATTGGCTGGGCACCCCGGCG